CCGAGATGGGCGTGGAAATCGACGCCGAGGAAATGCGCGAACGTGCGGGCCTGCCGGCAGGAAAACCGGGCGGGAAAATCCTGGTGCCGGCAGGAAAGGCGCCGGCCGATCCGGGCATGCCGAATTCGGCTCCTGGGGCGCCTGTGGAGCCCGTGGGCGGTCCTGCCCCCGCGTCAAAGCCCGCACCTGCCTTCTTAGCGCCTCTCAAAGGCCCTGCTGGGCAGGATCGAGCGACGATGCAGGCTGCGCAAACCGAGCCGCCCGTGCGCGAGCCGGATTTCATCGACCGGACGGTGGATGAGGGGCTGAGCGACTGGGAGCCGCTGATCGATCCCCTTTTCGTGTCGATCGACGATGTCATCGAGGACTGCGCCGACCTGGGCGAGCTGCAATCGCGCCTGGTCGATGCATTGGGCGCGATGGACGTGACCGCGTTTCAGGAGCTGATCGCGCGCGGCACCTTTGCGGCGCGGGTGACGGGCCTTGCCGACAAGTCTCGCGACCAGGGGTGAGCCATGGCCGACTATCGTCAGCGTGATTTTGCCAGCCTGATCGCCTTCAGTCGCAGCGAGGTGGGTAGCTATCGCGATGCGGCCGGGGCCACCGTTGCCGCCGCGATCGACACACCGCGTTTCGATCATGACGGCGCGGGCCAAGCGCGTGGCTTCCTGGTGACGGCCGGCGCCGATCTGGGCGGCGCCGATCGGGCCGCGTTGCGCGATGGATTTGACCTGGGCAGCCTGGAAAACTTCACAAGGCCTGGTGCCAGCGACTGCACGGTGCTGCACCGTTACGCTCTGCCGGCAGATGACGCGAGCTGGGCCGACGTGCGCCGCGCTTGGTATAGCCGCAATGCGCGCGCCACCGTGAAGGCACTGCTAAACCAGGCAGGCCACCATCTGCAAATTGCCGTCGTGCCCGGCTTTCGCCCCAACCTTTCCGGGATCGTGTATCATCGCGGCTATCAATGGCTCGTTACCGGCGCACTTAATGCCGGGGCCGGCGCAATCACCGACGGGCTCGGCCGACCCTTGATCCTGGGCGGGGCCTGATGCCGGAAACCGGCTTGCCGCAAATCGCGCCGGCCGAGGCGATCGCGTTCTTTCGTCGCAAGGGCTTTGCCATCGCCTTCGACTGGCGGGACGTCTGGCAGGAGGAGAACGTGAAGGCGTTCACCGTTGCCAAGGCCATGTCGGTTTCGCTGCTGGAAGACATTCGCGCGGCAGTGGACAAGGCCTTGGCCAACGGTGAGACGCTGGAGCAATTTTCCAAGGACTTGCGCCCGCGCCTGGCGGTCCAAGGCTGGTGGGGCCGCAAGCGGATGGTCGATCCGCAGACCGGCGAAGAGAAGATCGTCCAACTCGGCAGCCCGGCGCGGCTGCGCACGATCTACCAGACGAACCTTCGCACCGCATATATGGCCGGCCGTTGGCAGCGCATCGAGCGCAGCGCGGCGATGTTCCCGTTCATCCGCTATGTGTCTGTCATGGACGGGCGCGAGCGGCCGCAGCATCACGCCTGGCACGGCACAATCCTGCCGGTAGGCCACCCGTGGTGGGACACACATTTTCCGCCCTGCGGCTGGGGCTGTCGGTGCGATGGCCAGCCGGTCAACCAGCGTCTGATCGATCGCCGCGGCTGGTCGGTGGGAGAGCCGCAGGCGTTCCCATCGCGCGATTACGTCAACGGGCGGACTGGCGAAATCACGCGCTTGGAGCGCGGCATCGATCCGGGGTGGGCTTACAACGTGGGCAAGGCCCCGCTCGATGGCCTGGCGCCAGGGCTGCGCGTGACCGGTATCGAGGGCGATGGCGCAGCGCTCAATTCCGCTTTCTCAGACGGCGATTTCAAGGTCGTGAGAGCCTTCTTTGCGCCGTTCGATCTGGCGACCAGGGCAGCAGCTCTGAAAGGCGTGGTGTGGAAGGATGCGGCGGGCTGGCCGATGGTGATTTCGCTCGGCCTGCTGCGCGACGCCAATGGCCAGGTCATGCAGTTGCCGCCGCGCCTGGCGCGCACGATCGGCACGGCCGCGCGGGTGCTGCGCAAGCCTGATCGCATCGGCCTGGTCTGGGTGCGAGGGCTGGACGGCCGCATGATGCTGGTGCGCCGCTACAGCTCGGCCGAGGGTGTGGCGGACGTGGGCGGCAGCTTCTGGCGCTGGGCAGTCGGTGCGCAGCCACGATTGCCGCGCGGCCGGGTGATCTGGACAGCCGAAGACGGCGCAATCAATGCCTATGACCCGCACCAGCCGCGCTTTGGCAAGGGCAGCCGGGACGGTGGCCGGTTTCGATCGACGGGACGCGGCGCGGCGCTCAGCTCGTTGAAGGCGGGCGGCGCCGTCCCGTTCAAAGCCGCGATGCTGGGCGCCGTGTCGCCGGCAGCGGCACAGCGCGCCAAGGCGCAGGGTGTGGACATTGAGGGCAAGATGGTTCGCCTGGAGCACAGCCATGGCAAGCACATCCTGGAGCGCCATGGGCCTGGCAATGAGACCCGCAAGGGGCAGCGACCTGTGCGGCCGGAAGACATCGTGAACGCGCACCAGGTGATCAACCAGGCGCATTCGTTCAAGCTGTCTGACCGGAAGGGGCGGCGCGGTGCACCGGTTTACGAGATCACCGCGCACATCGGCGGGGAAACGCACCACGTCTTTGCCGAAGAGGCCGGCAAGCGAAACCTCGCCGTGGTCACGATGTACGTGAAGAATGAACCTGCGAGCCTACATGCCAAAGCCCAAGGCTGAACGTCCGAAACGTGGGCAGGTGTTGGGCTTAGATAGCGATTTTACGGCCGATCCGCAATGCGCTTGAAAATCCCGGTGTGCTTGGCCTAAGTGAGGTGGCGGCCGGGCTCCAATTCTTGATGACCGCAGTCATTTAATTCGGCGCCGCTGCCCCAGCTAAATCCGGGGCATGACGATCCCGGCCTCCCTCTCTCAGCAACACGATCTTGGCGCGCTTGCCGCGATGCAGGAAGTCGTTGGCAGCGATGGTGCGGTCAAGCGCGAGTTTCTGGCGCTGCCCTATGGCAATCCTTTTTTCGGCCGGGACGGTCGAGGGCCTTGGGTGCTGCGCGACCGGGCGCATGCTGAAGCGGTGCTGGCCACCACCCGCAAGGTGCTCGGCGGCACGGATATGATGGTCGATTACGATCATCAATCTGCGCTGTCAGCAACTGCCGGCGTTGGCGGGACCGCAAAGGCTGCTGGGTGGGTCAAAGACCTGCGTATCGGCGACGAGGGCATCTACGCCAGTGTGGAGTGGACGCCGCCGGCCGAAGAGGCGCTGAAGAACCGCGAGTATCGCTATGTGAGCCCGCATTTCCGCTACCTGCCCGGCAGCGGCGAAGTGACGCGCATCGTCAACATCGGTCTCACGGGCACCCCTAATCTCGATCTACCCGCGCTGGCCCATGTCGAAGGCAGCGCACCGCACGGAGCAAATCACGACATGACCATGATTGCCTTGGCGCCGCTCTGTGCGGCGCTTTCCCTGGCCGACGGCGCGGGCGAGACGCAAGTTCTCGCCGCAATCGGGCGCCTGCGGGCTGACCGTGAAGCCGGCCAGGCCGCGCTGAACGCCACGCGTACCGCGCTCGGCCTGGGCGCCGACGTTGGCACCGATGCCGTCTTGGCTGCCGTGGCCAGCAGCGCCAGCCCCGATCCTGAAAAGTTCGTGCCCAAGGCCGGCTTCGATGCCGTGCAGGCTGAATTGCGCGAGCTCAAGGAAGAGCGTGTGCTGGCGTCGGTCGATGATGCCGTGGCGTCCGGCCGCGTGCCGCCTTCGATGAAGGATTGGGCGCTGGACCTCGGCCGCAAGGACGTGGCCGCGCTCAATGCCTATCTGGCGGCGGCTGTGCCGTTCCAGGGCGGGGCAGCCGTCCTGGGCGAGCCCGCTGGCGGCAAAGCCAAGCTGACCGATGAAGAGGCCGCGATCTGCGCGCAGCTCGGCCTTTCGGAAGCTGATTTCATCAAGTCGCGTGACGAGGGGAACGTCTGATGGCTGCTCTTACCGAAGCGCGCACCACGCCACGCCGCGACGGTCGTGGCTTTGCCCGCGCCGTGGCCGCTACCAAGAAGATTTTCGAAGGCAGCATCGTTTGCCTGAGCGCCACTGGCTTTGCCACGCCCGGCGCCACCGCGACCGCGCTGGTGGCCGATGGTGTGGCGCTGAGCACGGTGGACAATTCGGCCGGCGCCGATGGCGACAAGACGGTGGAGGTCGAAAAGGGCGTGTTCCGGTTCGGCAACAGCGCGTCCACCGACGCCATCACGCGGGCCGAGATCGGAGACGATTGCTACATCGTCGATGACCAGACCGTGGCCAAGACCAGCGGCAGCAACACCCGCTCCATCGCCGGCAAGATCGTGGACGTGGACAGCGTCGGCGTCTGGGTCCGGTTCTCCTGATCGCGAAGGGCGACAATCCATGATCATCACCGGTACTGCTCTCAAAACGCTGGGCACATCGTTCAGCGCCCTGTTCTCGGGCGGCCTTGGCCAGGTGGCCGGGCAGAAGGAAGCCATCGCCACCACCGTGCCCAGCACGACGAAGACCAACGAATATTCCTGGCTGGGCGAGCTGCCCGATATGCGGGAATGGGTCGGCGAGCGGCAAATCCAGCAGCTCAAGGCGCATGGCTATGCCGTCGAAAACAAGGATTTCGAGCTGACGATTTCGGTCAAGAAGACCGACATCGAGGACGACAACATCGGTGCCTATTCCATGCGCTTCACGGCCATGGGGCGTTCGGTCGCCGCGCATCCGGAAAAGCTCGTATGGGGTGCGCTTGCCAACGGGCACCAGGCGCTGTGCTATGACGGCCAGTATTTCTTCGACACCGATCATCCGGTGCTCGATGCCGGCGGCACCGTCACCACGGTTTCCAACTCGCTGGCCGGCTCGGGCACTCCGTGGTTCCTGATCGACGACACGCAGGCGGTGAAGCCGCTGATCTACCAGGAGCGCAAGGCACCCGTCTTCGTGCCGATGGATGATCCGAGCAATCCGGAAGTCTTCAAGCGCAACCAGTTCGTCTACGGCACCGATTATCGCGGCAACGTGGGCTATGGTTTCTGGCAATTTGCCGTGCGTAGCCAGGCCGATCTGGACTCCGACGGCTACGAGGCCGCGCGCACCGCTATGGCCAATTTCACCGGCGACTACGGGCGCAAGATCGGCGTGAAGCCCTCGCTCCTGATCGTTCCGCGCACGCTGGAAAAGGAGGCGCTGGAACTGCTCAATGCCGATCGCAATGCGGCCGGCGCCACCAACGTCTGGAAGGGCACCGCGCGTCTGCTGGTGTGTGACTGGCTGTGAGCGGGGCGGTGTTCTCGCCCGGGCGGCTGCGTGTGAAGGCGTTGCGGGACCGTCGGTGTCGAGCGGGGCTCGAATTTCGGCGCGAACCCCGAGACCTCTTTCCGGAAGATTTGGGTGAAACCTCCCTCGCGGGCCTGGCATCCCTCATTGCGATCGCTGCCGATCCGTTCTTGTCTGCTGTCTTCATTGACGAGGATGGTGGCGAAACGCCGATCGGTGCCGAAGAGGTTGCTGAGATGCGCGCGGTTTACGCGGCCGAGCTGCTCAAGGTCAGTTCGCCGGATGCGACCACCATTTCGACCTTCAACCAATTGCAGACCCCCGGCGGGGCCAATGCGGAAACGGATGGCGCGGCCGCCCTGTCCGGAGACGCGGAGGCCTCGGGCGGCGGTGCCAACAGCGAACCGGCATCGTCGATCACAACCCCCGCCGGGGCGGACAGCGGGCCGGCGCCGCTGACCGAGCAGCCCCGCCAGCAGGCGGCCGACGATGCAGCCGATCGGAAGGCATCGACGGCCGAAGGGCAAAAACCGGGGGACGCTGCTGAGCCCCCGGTTGCCGGAACGAAAAAGCGCAAC